CCGTCTCCACCCCTGCGAGGTTCTGACGTAGAGCCAGTTGTCGTCGTAGGCCATGTCACCAGGGTCACCAGGGTCGCCGGGGAGTGCCGGTGGGTTGCCCCAGGCGATGCCACCGCCGCCGCCGGTCACCATCGTCAGCATCGGCGACCAGTCAGAGTAGGTCACATTCCCATCGGCGTCGGTAACGCCCACACGGAATGCGTAGGACGAGCCCGTCGTAAACAGGCTGGCGTCGAACTGCTGTGACGATGGCTGCGTGGCTGTTACTGTTGGCATTTCTTATACCCGATCATGTTGTAAAGTCGATCCTACGCTCGCCAGTTGCCAAGTCGCCAGCACCAGATGCGAAAGCACCAGTTATCTCAATGTCTTCTGGATTTAGATTCGTAAGACCCCACGAAGACCAAAAGGAAACACGGGCGGCGCGGACGCGATAGACGTATTGTCGGTTACTCCAATACGAGGCAGCCTTTGGAATCGTGATGCTGGTTCCTCGGTACAAAATTCCACCTCTTTTGACCCAACTTATTACCCCGCCGTCGGTATAAAGAAACCCATTGATCGCCATTTCACTTCCTCCCTCGACTCCGATAGTTATGCCGCCGCAGCACCAGTGATACGGCAGATCGAAGTGGACGCTGCTCACAATGCTCTTCTTGAGCCATCGCCGCTTATAGCGAGGCGAGATTCTCACGCACTGACCCACAGGAACTAGCTCAGTCAGCCACTTCTGGGTACTTTGGTTCCAATATCCCCCCGGCCTAGTAATCCTTTTGTTGGCAAGAACTGGCATTGTGCTGCACCTAAATATAAAACATGAGAGGGAAAAAGTCGGTCAGATGGTTCAAGTCGCTGGTGTTGAGGACATAACTATACTGCTGCTCTACGTTTGCTATATAATCCGAAAGCCCACGCGGTGTAGGAGCCGTTGACGGGCCGAACGTAACTTGCCTGATTTGGATCGCCGATACCGGTTGAGCGAAGTCCTGAGTAAAAGCACGCCACTGAGCCTGCGGCGTGTTTTTTATGAGGTAACTCAGATCAACCTCCAACTCGATCTCAATGCCGCCGACCACCCACTGATCGCCGTCGCCAAAAAGATCAACCGTCGTCCACGGGAACGTCAACGGCGTGAGCGCGTTCGACGCCGTGAAGTTTTCAAACTTTGGGTTTTTGTCGCCGTCGTTTTTGATGGCCTTGTGCGGCGCAAGTGCGGCAGAGTCAGTTCCGTATTGGATGCGACATTGCGAAAGAAACGGCGTTGAGGCATTGGCGGGCATTAGCGACCGCTCTTGAATTCTAGAGCCACCTCCAAAAATACCACCATCCCAGAAGACATCTTCGCTATAAACTGCCTCAACGTCTTTCCCGGCAGCGACAAGATCTTCGTAAACAGTGGGATTGGACATCATCGACGTGTTCACATAGTCAGGCGATTCAAGGATTCCGTAGGGTGCATACCTAACAACCGCCGAGGCGTAGGAGCCGATGCCGTTGCTGTAAGTGCTTATTGCCATTTTTATGACCTCTCAACCACTGATGTAACTGTTCCATTTTCGAGGAAACTCACCCGGCGTTCAAGTAACCCGTCTTGATTGAAAAGGGGGTCGTCGGACAGCAGGGTTAGGTTGCCAGATGTTGATTCGCCGAAAGAGTTTTGGGCCACCACCCGCATGTCATAGGTTCCCGCTGGCATCCCTGACACACTAACTGTAATTGCTTTGAAAGTGCCGTCCTCGTTTATGTCGGGATCGTCGGCAACCATTTCGGAACCAAAGTCAATGGCGAGCGGGTGCAGCAGCAATTCTGTTTGGTTTGCCGTTACGCCGCCCCCACGCGTCCAAGTTGTCGCGTTTTGCTCTTTGACTTCGAGGAAATACGTCACGGTGCTTGCCGCAGCGTAACCAAGCGTCACAGGCGAAAGGTCTTGCTCTAGTACCGCGTGCAAAGTGTACTGGGTTGCCCCTGAGACATTCTGCTCGGTCGTGTATCCTTTAACATACTCAATGATCGAAAGCGGCGCGGCGAGGGAAACGGTCGACCCGCTGGCAGCAGACCAATCGCTCACTCTGCCAAACGCATCGGACTCCCTTGCACGAAACAGCAACGAGTCACCAGAGGTTATATTCCCTGCACCCTGCTCGGGCAGGAGGTACGTCTGGCCGCCGTCAGTTGAGAACTCAACCTCGATCGACTTCATGTAATCCGAAACTGTTGCGTTTATTTGGAAGCCGCAAGCGTATGTGGTGACGTTGTTCATGTTACAACTGCGATGTGCCTGTTATGTTCGGTGCTGTCAAACTAGAAATCTCTTGGTACTCCACAACATAAGGTCCTTCCTGCGGTATCGGCTCATGCCACTGCACAAGCACTCCTCCGTCAGCGGTTTGAATAGCCGTGACACCAGAGGGGAGCGTAGGCCAATTCACGTCAAGTGCTACTTCTCCTGCCGTAGCCGATGTCACCACCGAAATAGCCCCGGTCGGCGAGGTGATGTAAACATCATCTGTCAGACCGTTGATCCTCTCGACGCTATAGCCAGAAAACCACGTCCCGTTGTTGTACGTTAAGACTTGACCGTTTTGGACAGCAGAGACGGTCAGGTTAACGTCGGTCAGCCCCGCCAGCGTCAACGTGATGCCACCTGCTGACTGATTCGCCCACGAGAGCGAGCCGCTGCCGTCAGTCTGGAGCACCTGATTGGCCGCACCGCCAGAAGTCGGAAGCGTCAGCGTGTAGGTCGCCCCTGCCGAATGTGGCGGGCCTTGAATCGTGACGCCGTGCGTGTTCTGCTCGCAGTTGAGCGTGAGGCTGCCGCTGCCAGCGGTGCCACCGTTGAACGTCACGCTGCCCGTGCTGGCGTTTAGCGTCAGATTGCCAGTGACGGTCGCGGTGCCGTTCGTGATCTCAGCAAACGTCGGCAGATTGTGAACGTGGTCTGCCCGTGCCGCTTCGCCCGATGTGCCAATAGCAGCTGTGCCAAGGTCGGAACCGGCAGACGTTGAAAGCGTCAAAGCGTTATCAGCCGCCGCCGTCCAAGCCGTGCCGTTATAGGCAAGAACTTGCCCGGTCGTCACGTTGCCAAGCGTTACGTCACCCAAGTCTGCAAGGTTTGCAGCCGCCTCGACCGTGCTGCTGATCGTTGCGGTGTTGTTCACCGTGACGATAGAGATGCCGGTGCCAGCAGCAAGGGCCACGTCAGTGCCGGGCGGGCCGATGCCGCCTGTGACTTCAAGCGTGACGTTCTGCGAACTCGTCGAGCCCACAGAGAACGTGCCGCCCGAGGCGGCTGGCGTGACGTTGATCGAAATGCTCAAGGTGCCCTCACGGTGAAGCTGCCTGAAATGTAAGTCCGCGTAACGGCACCGGGGGCCACACCTCGCAGAAACCAGCGGTAGGCTGTCGCCTCATCCAGCCCGCCCGTAGTTGTCTCATCCAGTGCAAGGTTTAGCTGCCCGTTGGCAGCGTCGACGACGTTGACCGTGAACGTGGCAGCCGTCGTTCCCTGAGTTGCCAGCCCCCCTGGGTAGTTGCTATTGACCGTGCGAGCAGACGAAAAGACTTCGGCAGTCCAAGCAAAGGAGGCGAGGCTGATGTCGAAGGCCAGATCCATGCCGAACTCGTCGCCTTTAAGGACGACCAAATCAAGGCTGGCAGGCAGTACGCTGTAAGTGCTCATGTTGGCGGATCTCCGAATTGACTTTGAAAGTCAGCGGTCTGGTAAACCTGAAACGACAGCATATCTGCAACCGAACCCACGCCCTTGTAAGCACCGGCTGAGTCTAATGGCAGCGGTTTTGGCGTTGGTATATCGTTTCCGTTTGCATCTTGGATGGTGATGCGACGTTTGCCAGTTCCGACAATAACGTTTCCGTTGATGATGTCATAAAGCTCGTTAAGTCCTACGTTAGCCGCCTGAACGTCCCACGTTTCCGGGCGATAAGCAAACGCGAAAGAAACAGCCCAGAAATCGAGGATCTGCGTGCCAACGAGTTCACTCTGCTGTTGGGCAGAAACGCTCGTGCATAACCAAGTCCGCTGCGCACCGTTTGCCCAGGCCGAGGAGTTCGTGCGATTTATAAAACTAGTGGCTAGCGAAAACGGCGAGGCAGCCCGGTTGCCCTTGACGGTCATGGTGATCTCGCCCTGCCGCCGCTTTAGCCCAGTGAGCGGATCGCCAGCAGTGTTGACAATCTGCCGAGAAACGTAACCCTCGCCCTCCTGCGCCCAATACGACGACGCATCAACCACTGTGCCGCTCGCAGAGAGCGACCAAACGTCGGGCCTGTTCAGCGGGTTGGGGTCTTTGACACTCATCGCACCACGTTCTCGTATCTGATCGTGTATTCAGTTTGCTGCGGGTCGCCCTGGTAGCCGCTGCGGGCCGTCACGCTGACGCATGTCATGGCCGCAAACTCAGGATGCGCTTCGCCCAAAACTGGCAGCGATTCTTCTACCGTAACATCTGGCGTATCCACGAATCGCCGCTCTGCCGTAGGCGTGCCGCCTCGGCTTCGCGTGAATGTTCGCGGGTGTATTTCGATCATGCCCATTTATTTAAAACTGGAATGACAGGAGTGGGGCTGCATTGTCAAAGATCTGCTTGATGCCAGTCAGGATGCCTGTCTGCTCTTGAAGCTCCGGCAGTGTTTCCTCAAGGTCAAGGTTTAAGTCCTCAAGGCCAAGCTCGATGCTTTCTCCCATGCGTTCCTTAAATTTCATGTAAGCATCTTTTGCCTGCTCTATTTGTTTGTCGACGGCATTCTGCTGCTTTTCAAGCCAGATGCGTTTCTGCTCTTCGACATAAAAGGGGTTAAATCCCATCGCCTCAAGTATCTGCTGCCTGTTTTCAGCAAACTGCTCAAACGGAGACATGAACTTATTTTTCAGCCGGTCTTGCACTGCTTGCAGTTGCTCTGCGGAATTTGCGAGACCATAGAGCTTCAGTTTTGCATCTAAAGCACTGCTGCCTGTGCCGCTTGCAGCGAAAGCAAGAGCATCAAGCGCGTCCTGAGTTACAACGCCTGCACGCACTAGCCCTCTGTGTTCGTAGGCTAAATCCTTGCCTGCGGCAGACTGATCAAGAACTTGGTTTCCCCATGTCGCAAGACTCTTGCCAGCGTCAAACAACTTGCCGCCAAATTCCACAGCCTTGCTGACAAAGCCCGGTGCTGCCTGCTCAAGACGACCAACAGCAGAAGATGATGCTTCAGCCTGCTTGGAAAGCAGTTGCAACTTGCTCGGCGTGCTTTGGACTTCTTTCGTAAGCCCAGCGACACCATCTGCCGCCGAGGTTGCGTTGTCGTAGAGCCTTTTGGCTCCATCGACAAGCGAAACAAGCGAGACTTCAAAGCCATTTGAATTTACCGTGACCCGCTCAAGCTGCGACGCAAATGCACCAAGTCTGGCAGCACTATCACCACCAACGAATGGAGCAGCAGCGATCTCAAGGGCAGCCAGCAGTTTTGCAAGTGCCTGAATAAGCGTGTTGACGACGTTGTCGAAATTTCCGAGGAAACTGTCGAGTGCTTCTGCAACAGCACGAGCACCAGCGAACAGCCCATCTGTCAACAGCTTTGCCACCCCCTGGCCGCCAGTCGCCCCTTCATACTCAAAGCTCTTGACCATCTCCATCAGTGCGTTATTGGCTTCTGTTAGAGCTGGGGCAAAGTTGGCGACCACCTGCGAACCAATAGAGAAAGCCGTTTTCTTTACCTTCTCAAACGAGTCATTCATGGCCTCAATGTTGTTGACCTGGTCGCGGCTTAGAATCTGCCCCAGCTCAAGCATCTCTTTTGCCGTCGCCCTAGCGTTGCCTTCCAAGTCCTCAAACATCGGAATCAACTTGGTGCCGCTTCGCCCAAAAATGTCAGCAGCGGCAGCAGAACGCTTGGCTGGATCTTCGATCCCTTGGATCGCTGTCCCGAGTGCCATGAACTGCTGACTTGGGCTCATCTTTAGCAGGTCATTGACGCTGAGGCCCATGCTTTCGATAGCACGCTTGGCAGTCCCCGTGCCGTTGGCAGCCTCGCCCATGCCTCGGCTCATCTTCTGGAGTGCGTCACCGAATTGCGTCGAACTCACTCCGCCATAAGTAGCCAGCTGCGTGAATACTTGCAGCGGCTCCTCGGCCATGCCGGTCATGCTTGACAGTTTGCCGATTGCATCGGCGGCAGCGGCAGCCTGTGAGGCAAACTGCGTCACGCTTGAAACGCCTGAGCTGAGGACGTTGAAAACCTTCGTAAGCCCGCCCACCAGCAGCTTGCCGACCTCAATCTTCGCGAGCAGGCTCATTCCATTGGCAGTCTGTTTGCCGCTTCGCTCAATGTTTTTGAGCTTAGATTCCACCTTATCCATGCTCGCCTGGAACTTGGCGATGCTGGCGGTCATCTTGAAATTCATGCCGACTGCGGTTGCCATTAATTGCCCCCCGTCAGCAGTTTAAGTTTGCCAAGCTCGGCGGCCATTTCCTCTGGCGTCTGCGGCAGCCTGGCCTTCGGCACAAAGTCGTCAGGGGCCGGTGCCTTGCCACGCTTGCAGTGCGGTGCCAACGCTGCCGAAGCAACGATGCCAGCCTGTCGCCACGAGTTGTCCAGCGGTTGGTGATACAAGTCAAACGCCATCCATTCTGCGAGCTCGCGGCTGGTCATCGTCGCCTCGATCTCTGCTACCGTTTTCCCGAGGTGCCCGGCGAGTCGGAAAAGGAAAAGCCTTACCGGTCTCGCCTTCAGCCCTCCCCCAACTCTTGAACATCCTTATCAGTCAAACTGTTGTGGTCTTGCGCCTTTTCAAACAGCCGCTCCATCGGCTTGCTGCTCAGTCCAGCCAGCTCGGCAAACTCCTCTGGCTTGCAAAGCGTCTCGCCGTTCTCGTCGCAAAGCGTCCGCACGAGGAACTTGCTGCGGGGGTTGTCCATCAGCCCATCGCCCTTGCGGGCCGCGAACGCTTCAGCCTCGAAGCTGTCACGCTCGCCAACGGTTAGCTGCTTGATGTAAACAGTCAGCCCCCATTCTGGAACTTCAACCGGCAGAAGGTTCTTCTTGTCAGCGGCCTTGATCTTGTTCAGCAGTTCCGACATCTACTAGCTCCCTATGTCAATGAGGCGGACGGTGGTCGTGTAAGTCACGACCCCTCTAGTATTAGCCGAGGTGTCAACCGACTGCACATAAGCTCGCGGAAAAGTGAAGTTTATGTTTTGTCCCGATACACTGACCGCACCACGCACGCCGATGGTTGCCTGCGGGTCGTCATAGCTCGTCAGGGTCAACGTGCCAGCGTTGGGGTTGTAAGTATTGTTGACCCCAATCGAGAGCCCGCCCTTGCTCGCCCGTATCGACGAGACTTCAGACAGGCTGCCGCTTGGCAGCGTTACCGTGACACCGTAAGCAACTCCAGCCATGCGGCACCCCGCTAGCTGATAGCCTGGAAGGTCGCGTCTGCCGTGATGAGTTCGCCAGCTGAGCCGGTAATCGAGCTGCTCGTACAGATTGCATTCGCCAGCGAGACGCTGATGGCCCCG